ATTTTAATAGATTTATATTCTGCTAATCTATAAACGTATAAATCAATTGCTTCTATGTCCTTATTTTGTAATTGACTTCCATATAAAAAGACTTGAACTGTTCTTTCATTAAAAGGTAAATCACAATGACTTTTATTTCTTACTGCTCTTCCTATTGTTTGGTCTGCTCTATTTAAATTAAACCAAGGTTCTAAAATATGAACTTGTCTTATATTTTTAAAATCTAAACCTTCAGTGCCTGCTTTTGATATTATAATTACTTTTACTTTTTCTCCATCAACATTTCCCGAATCTGTACATGCTTTTAATTCACTTTTATTTGATGTAACTCCTGAATAATTAGGATCTCCTGTTATCATAACATATTTAGCAGAAGTTTTTTTACCAGATTTTCCTGTTATTTGAAAGTCTGAAACAGGAGGGCTAAGAAACAATGATTTGAAATTAGCTTCTGTATCGTCACCATATCTTCTTATTCCTATTTCTTCTAATGCTAACGCAATAGGAACGCAACCTCCATTTATGTAATTTGAATATATTAATACAATACCCTTACTATTTTTTATAGTATTTATAATAGAATATATCTTAGCACTATATTTTTTTAGTGGTGAATTATCACCTCCTTCGCTACTAAAAATTCTACCATAGGATTTTAAAACATTATCGGTGTATTGAAAATTTTTTTTTTTTTCATCGATATCATAAGTTAAGGTACGTCTCAATCCCGTTTTTCCATATAATGCTTTCGAATCTATATTTTTTTTCATTTCATCATCACTAACAGGATAAATAATATTTAACGATTGTTGAAGCCCGTCAATAACAGTATATTGAATTCCTGATTCAGGATTGTTAAGTATAGGATATTTTTCCTTTTCTTTTTTAACAACATAATCATATCCTTTATTTTGTTCATTACTTAATTCTGTCATAATTAAATCCAAAAATCGTATTGGAACCGGGGGGGTATTCGCACCATTTATTTGCTTTTTAGGATATTCCCATCCTCCTTTCGTCATAATTTTTAAAGATTTTTCATTGTTATAGTAAGAGGGCCATATTTTAAATGGAAATTTAAAAGGGTTTTCACCACTTACATAACTAACATAACCTATTAATTTTTGCACTAATAATTGTTCTCCAATATTTTCATTATTTGGATTTTTTACAAAATCTAAATTTCCATCAAATATTTCCTTTACATTTATTGGAAATCTTTTGTCATTTAAATTTAATAAATTTGTAATCCAAATAATTTCACTTGCTGAATTAAACATAGGTGTTGCTGTTAATAATAATATTTTCATATTCTCAGCATAGGTAACCAAATCTAACATATTTTGTGTTGTTCTTCTTAAATGTTTATTATCACTACTTATTTTGGTAGATCTAATATTATGAACCTCATCGATTACCAATAATCTATCTGAAAAGGCTTTTCTTACAGCATAAGCTTTTCTTTTTTTTATTTTATCTTCATTTTTAGAATTTCCTACTGCTCTTTCAATAATATTGTTAATATTATTTGCAAATTGAGTATATCCCATAAATATGTATGACCCTCTTATAATTTTATCAATGTAAGAAATAACTCTATTTCTTGGTAAATTTTTAATATTCATAGGATTAATTTCTTCAATAAATTTATTTCCAGTGCAAGAATTAATATTCCATATACCATTTACACTTTTTAATCTTCTTTTATCAAATAATTGTAATTTATAATTTTCTTGAACAACCGGACTGGCAACAATAATAATTTTTTTTTTGTTTCCCAACTGTTTATAATAAGTTCGCATATCTTCACATACTGAAATAGATGAGCATGTTTTACCAGTTCCAAGCCCATGAAACAAAAGTAAACCGTTATAAGGTGTTTCACTTGATAAAAAATTTCTAACAAACATTTGATGAGGTTCAAGTTCAAAATCAATATTAGGATTACAAAGATTTGTAGAAACCTCTTCAATATTTTCAATATCCTCACGGGTTTTTTCTTCTATTTTTAAATCATTAAATTCTTTTTTTAGAGTTAATTTTTTTGATAAATTGGGGTCCTCTAAATGAGGATATAAAGAAGAGGTATCTATTTTATTTTCAAGTATTTGTTTTCTATTTTTATTTTCAATACATCTTAAAAAGTTTTGAAATTTTTTGTCTTCCAATGTAATAGTATCAATTAGTTCTGTAACTTCTTGCATTAATTTTTGACACGATTCATTACTAAATTTTTTAGTGACGGATTTTTTTTTCTCTTCAGGCTCTACTTGTTTAGATTCAGATTTTTTTTTCTCTTCAGGCTCTACTTGTTTAGATTCAGATTTTTTTTTCTTTTTTTTTATAATCTTTACTTTTGTCTTTTTTGCAGGTGCTTCAGGTGCTTCAGGTGCTTCAGGTGCTTCTGGTGCTTCTGGTGCTTCTGGTGCTTCTGGTGCTTCTGGTTCTTTTGTAGATTCGCCCATTTCTTTTAATATTTCTGCTCTTGACATTTTAGTGTTTTTTGCAGCTCTAACATTTCCTTTATATTTTTTGTACAAATGGTTAAATATTCGAATATCTTCTTTTCTCCAATTTTCTGGTTCTTTTATTTCATATTTAGTATTTTCCTTAATATACGTACCAACAGGTAGAGTTTTTTTTGTTGTATGATAGAGCATAGCTCTTTTACCATTTGTCATATAAATTATTTTCCCTTCGATTATAAAAGGATTTTTATCCCATTTATCAGTATTTACTCCATCAATATTAATAATTTTTTTAGCTCCTCCGTTAAATTCATATTCCTCCATATTAATATATTATGATGAGATTAAACTATATTTGTGTAGAACCTTATCAATATTTTTTAATAAATCAATTCGTTCTAAATTATATGGTCTTATAGCTTTAATGGCATCATCTAAAGTCATCCATTTTAATTTACTAACCTCACTTTTTTGAAATTTATTTTCTTCTTTATATTTGGAATATGCTAAAAAATATCTGTGTTTATAAGATTTAAAATTGGAACCGGTAAAAATTTCATCAAACGGTATTAAATTTTTAATAATAGATATTTTATTTTTAGGGAATCCTGTTTCTTCAGAGAATTCTCTAACAGCACATTGTAAATCATTTTCTTGAAAATTTCTTCTACCTTTTGGAAATCCCCATTCAGGTTCAATCCAATTAGTAGTACTACTTTGAATAAGAGATTGAAGATTAAAAAAAGTATCATCAAATAAATGTATGCCTTCTTTAATTTGATTAAATTTATCTAATGAAGAATTTTCTTCAGTTCTGTATTGAACTCCATAATAATCGCCCCATAATTCTTGCCATAATTGTTTAAAATTTTTAGTTAATAAATCATTTTTTTCTTTAATTGTCATTTCATTAATAATATTTTGTATATAATCTTTGTTATATAAAGGATATTTGCCTCTAATAAATTCAACATATCCTAAACTGTCTTTTCTGCAAATAAGTAGATATTTAAGAGAATGAATATTTTTATTGAATGTAATAACTCCTAAACTTGTAATAGGTTTAGAGCATTGATTATATGAATGTCCAGTTTTTCCACAATTATTGCAAAAATGATTATATGTTTTATTCATTATATTATATGTTTAATTCGCTATCTTTTTATATCATTTACAATTAATGGGTTTAAATTATAATGTGTGGCTGCCTCATTTAAAATTTACTTTACAAACAATAGCGATAACATATCCAGCGAGACCTAATGAAGTGTCTCGAAAGAAATATTATGATTTTATTCAAAATTTACCAGTTCTTTTTCCTTTAGAACCAATTGGTAAAAATTTTTTAGAGTTATTAGATAGATATCCAGTGACACCATATTTAAGTTCAAGAATGTCATTTATGAAATGGGTTCATTTTATATTTAATAAAATAAATGAACAATTAGATAAACCTGTAGAAGATTTTTATGATAGTTTAGAGAAATATTATGATGAATATAAGCCAAAAGAAATTAGAAATAGAGAAATTGTAAAAACAAAAAAAAGATATATTCAATTCACAAGTGCGTTATTGATAACTTTAGGTATAGTCTATTTTTATAAAAAATAATATATTATGTTAATGTATAATGGCAAGACGCACAAGAAGAAAGAGTCGTAAATCTAAAAGTAGCCGCCGCCGTCGCCGTCGTCAGAGCGGTGGAGCAGGTGTAGCTCAGAATGCTGGTGATTTTGGAGCAGTAGAACCAGCAGCCCAGGAAGGAGGAGATGTTGAAGAAGGAATGGGACATAAAGGCGGTGAAGTACAAAAGGGAGGAAAACGTAAGCGTAAATCAATGAAAGGTAGCAAGAAGAAGAAGGGAAAGAAGAAGACTCGCAAGAGAAAGCTTAACCCATTTTTCAAACTTATGTTAGCTGCTAAAAAGAAAGGTGCGCCTTCATTTGTATATAAAGGCAAGACCTACAAGGGCAAAAAACATCCCCGATTAGGTATGATTTACAGAAAGTAAAGATAATTAATTTTATATATATTTGAATAATATATATGAAAATAAAATTTTGGATATTTTTAATAACAGCATTTTTAATGGCAAATACATATTATGATGGTAAATTTACAGAATATTTATCAAAAGGAAAAAAATATTATAAGATGGCAACATTTGGATTTGTAGGTCTTAGTATGTATTTATTTATTAATAAAAATCCTGGAGAAAGTAAAAATTTAGTGAGACATGCAACAGATTTGATAAAATATATGCCAGTTGATTCAAATACAAGTGATATGTTAACACCTCTTTTTGATTTTACAAACGCAAGTGATAGATTAAATCAATTAAGTCAATCAAATGTAAATATTCAAATGACACCACAAACAAGAAGAATGATGAATTCGGGGGGAACAGGTAAAAGATGTGTTAGTGAAACAAAAAAGAAATATGTTGCAGCACAACAAGGATGGAAATGTAATGGTTGTGGGAATCAACTAAATCATACATTTCAAGTAGATCATAAGATAGATTTGCAATTTGGTGGAGATAATTCTGTTGGTAATTTAGCTGCTTTGTGTAATAATTGTCATGCAGCGAAAACCGCATCAAATAATTTGTAAATATTTAATATATCTAAAATATAAATGACTAAAGATGATTCAACAAAAACAGGAAAATTATT